AGCTAGTCATTTCCCATTCTGCTCCTTCTTCAGGTGCATTGTAAGTTGTAACTACCATAAATTGTGCTGATGCCGCAAACGTTGTTAAGATTGCTACAGCTAGTGTCATAATTAAATTTTTCATAATTTTTGTTTTAGTTAATATTTATTTTAATTGTTGAAAACGAGAACAGCTGACTACTGCTCTTGTGCTTTTGAAGTACTTATAGTACTTTATATGTTTTTTAATCTCTCATTGGAGTTTAATTTGTTTTATAACCTTTATTGCTTGACATACATATAACTGAATTTTGGGAAACCCACGTTTTTTCGTGGAAGTTTTAGGGAAGTGAACAATTAATTGTTCACGACTAACATTTGCACATTCCTGTATTATCGCAGATAATATCGCGAATTATGTTGTTTACGTTTGTATATTTGTATTCTGGTAATTTTGTTTTACCTTCATTTAAACCTTTTGGGGATAAAAATGCGCCTTGTGTGGAGGGGGTAGAAACAAAGTCAAAACATAATAAATCATAATCGTCTTGTACTTCTACTGTGCCCTCATTCATATTATCCGATACTGAACCCATACCACGAGAACTAATACCAATAGTAATACCTGAACCAAATAGTGCTTTTAATATATTTCCTGCTGGTGTAGGTAATATTTCAACATCACCCATTACATCGTCACCTTCCCACCAAACTTTTGTTACATTGTGGGATACGTTTTGTAAATTAATAACTGAACTTTCTGGGTGGTCTAATTCACCTAATGCTCTTTTTTCTTTAACTGGACCTTCCATGTAAGATCTCATTTCTCTTGCTAAGATGTCTTTTGGATAAACTCTTTCGTTTTGGTTTTTGGAATTTGCTCTTTGTAATACACCTGTAACCATTAAGGGTTTATTTTTTCTAATAGAAGCTTCTACTAATTGTTTGTCTACTTGGAATGGTATATATTCTGTTAATAGCATATTATTTTCTTTTTTTCTTAAATGCGTTTGGTGAAGCGAAAGCTTCACCTGCTCCTGCACCAACTGAGGCACCTGTGCCTGTTGTGTTTTCTCTATAATCTCTCCAATTTGGTTTAGCTTTTGAGGCTTTTTCTTCTTCATCTGATGGGATATCAGCTGTTGATGTTGATGTCCACATTGAATCATTGGATTCTGATGGTTCACTATCCATTGACTTCATAAAATCTTCAACCTTATTATATAAGTCTTTATCTCCTGCCTTTATTTTATCTAATAAATCCCAAGAGCTTAAATCTTTTCCTGGAAAATCTTCATCATTGTGATGTTCTTTTTTAGTATTTTTGGCATTTAATTTTTTTATATAATCTGGATCTTTTTTTAATTTACCTATAATAGAATCTTTATCATAAAAATATTCTGGATTTTTACCGGGTGTTTGGGCATCCTGTCTTTTTTGCCATTCATCCTCTTCAGTTAAAAGTTGTTGTCTTTGTTTTGCTTGCCAATCGTGTATGTTGAATTTTTTAGTCATCTCTATAATTTTTTCTTACGTGTGTTCTAAGTGTATTAAATATTTCTTTTAATTCTTCAGCTAAATTATGTAATACCATATCATCTGGATGTTCATTAGATAATTTTTGCATATCTATTGCTTCTGCTTCTATGTCTTTAACCATATTACTAAAAGAACGTTTATATACTACTTTTGATTTTACTCCTCCTGTTTCTGGATCCGCTGGTTCATCTACAAAATAATATTCTCTTTCTCTATCTGTGCCTTTATTCCCCCTAGCAGGATCTCCATCTTTTTTTATTTCACTAAAAGAAGATTCTTTAACATTATATAATTCAGTGAGACTAACCATGGATTGTTTTTAACTCATTTACTAATGAATAATAGTTAAGTAAGTTAATAACGTTATCATCACTTACAGATGATTTTTTACACAATGGTTTAATCATTGATTTTGTTTCATTTAGTTTTACCGCTACTGCTTTATCTTCAACTTTTTGAGAATATCCTGTAATAGTTTTTTTAACTTCTTTGATTTCTTGGTTGACATAAGACTTAAGAGCAGGACTATTAGTAACGCTGTTAACATATTCTTTTAGTAGTGTTTTTTGGTTAGATTCTAGTCCGCTATATTTGTCATTAAATTTTTCAAGTAAAACTTTGTATGTAAGTAATCTTGTATCTTTATCTTGGTTACTAAAATTTTCTAAAACTGGATTTGTTTTAGATTTTAGTTGCTTTCCTGTGATATGCTCTAATAGGGTTACTTTTGAATCCACTATAGATAGTGGTGTAGCATCTTTATTTTCAAGTAGGTTATAAACAGATGCCATTATTTTGTAATCTGTTACTTTTGCTTTGAAGAAATCATTCACATTATATGTGTCTTTGATTTCTTTAATTAAATTATATTTTTCCCTCCTTAATTGGCTTTTATTTAACTTCTCATGTGCCTCAATTAATGTATCAATTAACATTGTAGCTTTACTATCTTTATTATACTTTTGTGTAGCTAAAGTATGATATATTTTATATTCTTTTAGTAATTCAGTTTTAGAATTAAAATGTTTTTTTAAAAAAGACAATGATTTTGGTTGATTCCCCGCAATAGTATCAGAAGTTAACTGTCTAGTTAGGAGTTCAAATAAAATTCCAGTATTCTTGTACTTAGAATGTTTTACTTTCATATTTTATAAATTCGAATTTATCGTATATAAATATAAAACTATTCTTGAGGCTTGATGTTTTTCTCAGATAGAAGTCCATTTTCATTTTCTTCTTTTAAAATTTGTTTTTTCTTTAAAGCTTTTTGTAAAGATTTTTTAATACTTGCATGTTCAAAAGTAGAAACTTTATTTTTGTTTGTTGGTTTTTCGAGGTTGGGGGCGTCTAATCCTCCTTTTCCTAATGGGTCTCTACTTAAATTACTTTGATCTGAACCATAATTTTGAGGTTTTTCAGTTGGACGTCCTGGTTCTTTTTCATCATACCCTGTTGGTACTTGAGCGGGTCCTACTGATTTATCTCTTTTGTTACCATATAATGAAGCTAAATCATGAGGAGTACCATAAGACATACCTGATTCTGTTGGGTCATTTCCTTCATTTTCTACTTGAGAAAGTCTAAATGCTTGCATTGCATCTTCCATCATTATATCTTTTTCTGCATTATATTGGTCAGGAGATAAACTAAACACGTTTTCATAAACCCAATCTTTACTAAATAATTTAGATTCTATCATTTCTTTAGCTACTTGGGTTTTTGCAGTGTATAATTCAACTTTTTCTTGTTCATATATAATTGATGGTGTTGTTAATTCTAAAGAGAAATCAACTAAATCAGCTTCATCAAACCCTTGTGCATATAAATGTACTAATGCAATTTTAGTTAATTCTGACTCTACAATTCTTTGAATACGTTCTACTGTTCGAGCAAAACGAATGTCCATACCTGCTAATGTTGATTTTCCTTCTACTCCTTCTTCATAACCTAAAAATGGTTTTGGAATTTTAAGGGCAGCCATCATTTTATGTTTTAAATATTCAACATCTGTTATACCATCGTATTCTAGTCCTTTTGTAGTTTCTATTTTTGTTGTTTGATCATTTCCTCTTACAGGTACATAAAAATCTTCAGTTATGTTTTGCATGTTGTATTTCAAATTATAGTCTCCTGTGTCTTTATCGATGAAAGGTGTTTTTTTCATTTTGTTGACTGTTTCAGCCATAAATTGTTCTACTTGTTCTGGTGGTATAGCTCCTACATTTATATAAAATACTCTTTTTTCAGGTGCTCTCATAATTCTATGAATTAACATAGCATCCTCCATTAACATTAATTGTTTAAATACTTTACGAGCAGGTTCTAAGTAAGCTCTACCATAAGGAAGATAATTTGAATCTGTAAGTAATCTAAAATGGGCAACTTCGTAATTTTCTAATGTAAATTGGTCTCTTCTAATTGTATTAGTTGCACCTGAAGCTAAACCATTTGGGTCCATTGTAAAACGAGTGTAAGATGGGTTATCAGGATCAGTTCCTTCTTCTCTTACTACTTCATATACTGATAAAGGTATAACATTATACACTCCAAATTTTTCACTTACTTCCATTTTTAAATACATGTCTCCATACTTACACATATTTCTAACCCATGTGGCTAAATTAAATTCAATATTTAATACATCATAAAATAAATTTTGTAGTACTTTTCTTACATTTTCATTTGAAGAATTTACTTTTAATACATTTCCATATTCATTTCTTGTAGTAGATTCATCCGCTACTATATCTAATGCTGCTGCTATGATAGGGTCATGATCCATTGCTTCATAATCACTATAAAGCTGAAGTCGCATTGATTGATAATTCAGTGTAGGGTTATATTGGAGGGATGATCCTACAGGTTTGTGTAAACGTGTAAATCTATCATAAAGAGAATTAGAGGCTAGGTTTCCATATTTTTGGATCCTGCCTGTATCCATGATTTTTAATTGTTTTCCTCCAACGTTACGAATAATAACATCATTTGAAAATAACCTTCTTAATCTTGAAAATAAACTAGTGTCTGCCATGCTTTTTTGTTTGTTATAAATATATTAAAGGAGCCAAGTCAAATCTTGTTGTCCTTTGTCTCCTAAGTCTTGTGTCCAACCTGCGTCTTTTTTACTTACCCCACCAGTATAGATACCCGGGGCGCTTTTTGACCAATTTTTTAAGGCTGCTCTTGTTATGTCAATCCCTTGTTGTGCAAATTTAAGTGCTGTGTCTCTAACATAACATGCTGTTGCTAAAGACATTACTAAATCATCATTATATCCTCCTTGTGCTTCTGCTCTTCCATTTTTCCAAATAAAAGTACGCATTTCTTCTAACGTTCTTTTTCCTTGGATTAATATTGATTTTTCTCTTAAATAAGCGTCTAATTTTCCTATTGTTAATGGTCTTGTTTTCATTGACATTGTAAAACCAGGAACCATTTTTGTTGTGTCTGTTATATCATATCCTTTAGCTAAGAAAGAATCTGCATTTGTTGCTGCGTCTCCCTTAGGTGAATAATATAAATTTTGATAACCTTTATCAATTACTACTTGAATAGTATTCCATCCTATATTAGCATTTTCGATTACAAGTAATGCATTATTATATTCGGTAGCAATTGAAACTAACATATGTCCAAATTCTTTAGTACCAATTTGGCCTTTAAATTCACCTATTTGTTTACATTCTTCAATGTCTATAATATGAAAAGCAGAGTAATCTTTACTATCTCCCCTAGCTACATCGGCTGTTATCATGTAGTTTCTTGTATAATCTGGATATTCCCAAATATGTAGGTTTCCTTCTATACCTCTTCTTTCTACAGGGTCGCATATATTAGTTTCTTCAACAAATTTCATTATTTCAGATTCAAATACAGTATTACCTGAAGTTGTAAAATCACAATCACATTCTTGTGCTGCCATTCTTAAACCTAACTCATCATCTTGTTTGTCTCTCCATTCTTGGTTTCTTTCAGGATGAACTGACCAATGTAATTTAATAGGAATAAAACCATTTACCCCTTCCTCAGCTTTTGTCCACATTTTATGAAAAAAGTTACCTGTGCCATTTGGTGTAGATAAAACAATTGCTTTACCCCCCGTTGATAATGTTTGTTGTGATGAACCCCAAATTTCGTCTATTTTGTTTGTTTCAATAAAGGCAGCCTCATCAATAATCAATAAAGAAATTGCTTCCGATCTACCAGCATCACCTGCTGCAGATACTGCTTTAATTTGAGAACCATTTTTTAGTCGTAATGCTAATTTATTATTTTCTGTAAAACCAATTTGTAACCATGAAGGTAATTCATCATACATAAATTTTACCTTTGTTACTAGATTTTTAGCTGTGTCTTGTTTTGTTGCTACTACAAGTATTGATTTATCTTTTTGAAACAACATCATCCACAATGAAATTCCTGCGGATAATGTTGAAATACCTAACTGTCTAGACTTAAGAATAATACTTCTGTCGTTCTTTTGAAGTAATTTTAATGTGCCTTCTTGGAAGGGATATAAATTAAACATTACACGACCCCTTGTTGGATGTTGAATCCAACAGTACTTTTTCATAAAATAGACAGGATCCTTAGCACATTTAATGTACTCCTGCTTTATGATTTGTTTTACGTTTTGTTGGGCCATATTATATGCTATACATATTGAGATAAAGTGTTCTTGATTCGTTTTATGCGTTCTTCTGTAGTCCCTTTAAGTGTGGTTGTATTGCTTCTATGCATTTGTACAATTGATTTAATTTCTTTATCAATTGCTTTTCTATAATCTGCATCTGTTTCTCTAACTCCATTATCCTCTATTTCAACTCCTTCAGGAGAAACATAAAACAACATATCATATTCTTTTATTAAATGAAATAAAGCTGAACTTAAATGGAATTTTTCATACTCCTTCATTGATGTTGATAATGCAGAAAAAGCCATAACATCAATAATTGTTCTGTCTGTTATTATATTTTCTTGCATTAATTCAGCTGACCTTTCAGCTGCAAATATTAATTGTCCTTTATAAGTGCTATCTGTGTTTAAGGGGATGCCCATTTCCATAAGATATTTAGAACGTTCTGTTCTAAATTGATAGTTTTTAAATTCAGGTAATTCTTTTAAAGCATTTACTAATGTAGTTTTTCCTACACTCATTGTCCCACAAAATCC